GGCCATGGCTGAGGGCCGGCTTCCCGCCACGCTCAACCTGGTGGCCGACGCCGCCGGCGTCGAGGCGGCGCTGGAGCTTGCGCTGGCGCGCGGCGGCACGCGGCTGCGCGTGCCCCAGCGGGCCGAGGGATCCGACTTGGCCGACATCGTCGGGATCGAGGCGGCCCGGGCGGTGGTCGCAGAACTGGCCGACGAGCGACTGGAGATCCCGCTGGCGAAGAAGTCGATCTACCGCTGGCTCCGCTCGAAGGGCTGGAGCCAGGAGCGCGCGGGGCACGCAGTGCGCATATCCCGGCGGACGGCGCAGGCATGGGATCGCCGAGATCCTGAGAATGCACAGGGAGAACTACGCGTCTGACAGTAGCGCTGGAATCGACATCGGGGCTGCGCGAGGCCAGAATTCTGATGGTTGCGCTGTTGTAGGAGGACGGCATGGATGACGACGACGAGCTACGAGCCGCGCTCGAAGCCGCCTTCGACGATATCCAAGCATATTACGGCGAACTGGAAGGAGAGAGTCCTCGCGCCGCCGCAATATTGGCTGCTACCAATCTAGAGGACGAACTAGAGGCTCTACTTCGCAAGCAATTTTCAGCAACTGTCGTTGACGAGAAAGACAACGATCAGGAGCGCAGCAAAAAGAGAAAGCTCTGGAAGAGGATCGCTGGCCCTGGTCCCACCCCTCTTGGAAGTGCGAAGGCCAAGGCTGATGTCCTGCAAGCGTTTGGCTTCTATGGTCAGGAGACCCGCGACACGATCGAAAGAATCTCCGAAATTAGGAATCGGTTTGCACACGAGCGATCGGCGAGAGATTTTTCAGATCCAAAGATCGTGGAAATCTGCCGACGCCTGAAAAACAATCCAATCCAGCCATTTGTATTTCGGGAATTCGACCCCCAGTACCTTCGCGAGGTGTTCATCGAAGTGGTGGAGAGAACCAGCATGGTGATGCGCGGGGTTCACTCCCCTTGGTTTGATAGACGCAAAAATCTCCCGTAGGTTTCATTCTCAGGGAATATAGAGACTCAGGCGGGGCGTAGCCGCTGCGCCCTTATTCCTTCGCGCCGGAAGCTCGACCATGGCCGCAAATCACCCCGGCCCTGGGAGCGCGGTTTGCGCCATATCGACACCATCATCGTCCACGGCGCCCACACCCCGCCGAGTATGGACATCGGGGTCGCGGAAATGCGGCCGTGGCACACCAACCCGCCGCCGGAGGGGCGCGGTTGGGATGACATCGGCTACAACTACGTCATCCGCCGCAGCGGCAAGACGGAGCCGGGCCGCGATCTGGACCGAGACGGCGACGTCGACGAGGAGATCGGCGCCCACGCCTATGGCCACAACGCCAACTCGATCGGCATCTGCCTGGTCGGCGGCAGGGCCGAGGACGCAGACCGGCCGGACTTCAACTACACCGCGGCGCAGATGCTGGCGCTGACCGTGCTGGTCGAGCACCTGCGCCGGCGCTTCCCCACAATCAGGCGCGTGATCGGCCACCGGGACGTCAACCAGGGCAAGGCCTGCCCGTGCTTCGACGTGAGCGCGTTCTTCGGCCGGATGCCCAACGCCGCCAACTTCCGGGCGGGCGAAGCATGATCCCCGCCATCATCGCCGCGGCCTTGCCGCTGGTCACCGAGTTCCTGCCGTCGATCGGGCGGCTGATCAATGGCGAGAACGGCGAGCGCGTCGCCACCAAGGTCGTCGACGTGGCCAGGCGCGTGACCGGCGCCGAGACGCCCGAGCAGGCGATCGAGCGGCTCCGGGCCGATCCGAAGCTGGTGGCCGAGCTGCAGCGCCAGGCGACCGCGATTGAGCTGGCCGAGATCGATTCGGAAGTCGACCGCCACCGCCAGGTCAACGAGACCATGCGCGCCGAGATCGCCTCCGACGATCCGTATGTCCGGCGCTGGCGGCCGACGCTGGGCTACGCCGTCGCCATCACCTGGGCGCTGACCATGCTGGGCCTGGTGTTCATCATCGGCTGGGTCGCGATCACGGAGCCGCGCGAGGCCCCGAACATCTTCATCGCGCTGGGCGACGCCATCGCGTCGATCGCGCCGATCTGGCTGGTCGCGCTGTCAGTGCTGGGCGTCAGCGTCTGGAAGCGCTCCGAAGACAAGAAGACGGCCGCCGGCGTGAACCGCGGGCCCGGCGTGATCGGCTCCATCCTCGGCCGCCTGACCGGCCGCGACGGTTCGTAGGAGGGGGCGGCGCAATGGAGGAGATCAACTGGATCCCGATCATCGTTCCGGTGATCACGGTCATCATCAACATGCTGGTCGGCTGGGTCGCCTGGTCGATCCGCACGTCGGCAAAGCAGGAGATGGCCAACGTCTCCGCGAACATGACCGAGCAGCTGGCGAGTGTCTCGTCGTCCATCCGCACAGAGCTCGCCGAGGTCTCCTCGGAGATCAAGAAGTCCCTCGACGAACATGACAAGCGGCTGCAGGAGCTGGAGCTGCGGCACCAGTACGCGCCCGGCCACGAGGACCTGCAGCGGCTGCACGACCGCGTCTCGAACGTGAAGGACGCGGTGACCGCCATGGCCTCCGAAGTGCAGGGCGCGCATGCCGACATAGGCGGGCTGAAGCGCCTGATGGAGATCCTCGTCCGCCATCACATTCCCGAGGCCGGCGCACTGCAGAGGGGTGAGAACCGATGAGCCTTGCCGCATCCATCCGCGCCATGGTGCGCCGCGAGATCCTGCGCCTGTTGGCGGCCGACGCCGGCTACAGCCAGAACCACGCGATCATCCGCCGGGCCCTGGAAGTCTCCACGGCGCAGTCGCTGACGGAATCCGACGTCAAGGCGCACCTGTCGTGGATGGAGGACCGGGAGTTGGTCGCCACCGAGATCGTCGGCCCCTATGTCCTGGCGAAGCTGACCGACAGGGGCCTGACGGTGGCCCGCGGCGAGGAGCATGTCGACGGCGTGGAGCGTCCCCGGCCCAGCGAGCTCGGCTGAGATGCCCCCGCGCCACCAGATCGACCGTCTGCCCTCCGACGTCCGTCAGACCATCAAGCGCTGGCTCGGCGACGAGAACCGCTCGGTCGACGATTTCACCACCTTCCTGGCCGAGCTGCTGGCGCCGCACGAGATCAGCGTCTCGCGGTCGTCGGCGCATCGCTTCATGGTCAACCACGAGCGCACCGCGTCGCGGCTCCGCCAGTCGCGCGAGATGACCGAGGCGCTGGCCAGGGAGCTGCCGGATGCGGCCATGCAGGGCAAGCAGGGCCGCCTCCTGGTGGAGATGGCCCGGACCTTCGTCTTCGACCTGCTGGCCCAGGTGGACCAGGAAGGCGGCGTCCTGGACCCGAAGGCGATCGCCAATATCGGCAAGGGCCTGGCCGAGCTGGCGCGCGCCGCCCGCCTGGACCAGGACTTCGAGACCAAGGTCGAGGAAGCCCGCCGCAATGAGCGCGAAGCGAGCGCCGACAAGGCCGAGGCGGCGGCGAAGGCGCAGGGGCTCTCGGCCGAAACGGTCAAGGGCATCCGCCACGCGATCCTGGGCATCGCCGCATGAGCGACAGCCCGATCGAGCAGCTGATCCCGAAGACGGCCGAGCTGCCGGCCGCGATGAAGGCCATGCCCCGCGGCGACATCCTGCTGCCCTATCAGGCGCGGGCCGTCACCATGACGTCGGTCTCGGCGCTGCTGGTGATCGACAAATCGCGCCGTATCGGCCTGACCTGGGGCATGGCCTCGCATGCCGCGCTCACGGCCGCAGCCGCCCGCGGCGAGGGCGGCATGGACGTCTGGTACATGGGCTACGACCTGGAGATGGCGCGCGAGTTCATCGACGTGGTCGGCATGTGGGCGCGCGCCTTCGGCATGGCCGCCGGCGAGATGGACGAGATCGTCCTGGAGGACGATCAGAAGGACATCAAGGCCTTCCGGGTGAAGTTCGCCTCGGGCTTCGAGGTGGTGGCGCTGCCCTCTGTCGCCCGGGCGCTGCGCGGCAAGCAGGGCCTGGTGATCCTGGACGAGGCGGCGTTCTACTCGGATCTCGCCGAGGTGCTGAAGGCGGCCATGGCGCTGCTGATGTGGGGCGGCTCGGTGATCGTGGTCTCCACGCACAACGGCGTCGACAATCCGTTCAACCAGCTGATCGACGAGATCCGCGCCGGCCGGCGCAAGGGCGCGACCTTGACCATCACCTTCGACGACGCGATCGCCGAAGGGCTCTACGAGCGCATCTGCCTGGTCACCGGGCGCGAGGCGAGCGCGGAAGGCCGCGAGGCCTGGTGCGCCGAAATCCGCGCCTTCTACGGCGCCGACGCGGCCGAGGAACTGGATTGCGTGCCCTCGACCGGCGCGGGCTCCTGGATCGGCCTGGACGACATCATCGCCGCGCAGCACCCGGAAGCGGGCCGGCCCGAGCTTTACCAAAAGGGCCTCGTCTTCTCCGGCTGGGACGTGGCGCGCCGCCGCGACCTGTCCGTCATCGCGCCCTTCGAGATGGTCGGCGACGTGCTCTGGCTGCGCGAAGAGACCTACATGCACAACCGCCGCTTCGCCGAGCAGTACGACGAGATCGGCCGGATGATGCGCGACTACCGCGTCGTCCGCCTGGCCATGGACCAGACCGGCATGGGCGAAGCGGTGGTCGAGGAGATCCAGGCGCGCCACGGCCATGAGCGCTGCGAGGGCGTGATCCTGTCCGGCCCACGGCGGCTCGACCTGGCCACGGTCCTGAAGGAGCGCTTCGAGAACGGCACCATCCGCATCCCCGACAGCCCGGAGATCCGCGCCGACCTGCGCGCCATCAAGCGCGTCGCTGGCCCGACCGGCGCGCCGCGCCTGGTCAACGACGACACCGTCCACGCCGACATCTTTTGGGCCTACGCCCTGGCCGCCGCCGCGGCCGCCGAGGGCGCGTTCGAATATGGCTACGAGGCCGTCACCGACACGTCCAGCGGCCGCGCCGGCGTGCTGGGCCGCCGGGCCGAGGACGATGACGGGCCGCCGTCGCTCGCCGGTTTCGCGCGATCGAAGGGAGCCTGGTGATGCCCGAGACGAGAATCCTGGACCAGTACGGCCGCCCGATCGAGCGGGGCAAGCTGACCGAGGAGCTGGCGGCGCCGTCGCTCCGCTCCGTCCGCCAGGTGATTTCCGACCACCCGGAAGCGGGGCTCACGCCCGTCCGGCTGGCGCGGCTCCTGCTCGACGCCGAGCAGGGCGAGCCCACCGGCTATCTGGAACTGGCCGAGGCGATGGAGGAGAAGTACCTCCACTACGCCGCCGTCGTCGGCGTCCGAAAGCGCGCCGTCGCCGGGCTGGAGCTGCAGGTCGAGGCCGCCTCCGACGCGGCCGACGACGTGAAGGCCGCTGACCTGGTGCGCGAGGCGCTGGTGCGCGACGGCATCGAGGAGGAGCTGATCGACCTGCTGGACGGCATCGCCAAGGGCTATGCCGTGGCCGAGATCATCTGGATCCGGGAGGCGCGGTCCTGGTGGCCCGAGCGCCTGGAGTGGCGCGACCCGCGCTGGTTCCGGCCGTCGATCGAGGACGGCACGACGCTGCTGCTCCGCGACATCGCCGGCGACCTGCCACTGGCGCCGTTCAAGTTCATCACCCACCATGCCCGCGCCAAGTCCGGCATCCCGATCCGCAACGGCCTGGCCCGGGCGGCGGCCTGGCTCTACCTGTTCCAGAACTTCGGGCTGAAGGACTGGATCGTCTTTGCCGAGACCTTCGGCCACCCGATCCGCATCGGCCGCTACGACGCCGGCGCGAGCGCGGAAGACCGGAAGATCCTGCTCAACGCCGTCAGCGCCATCGGCACCGACATGGCCGGCATCGTGCCGCGCTCGATGGAGATCGAGCTGATCGAGGCCAAGCTCGCCGGCAATATCGACCTGTTCGAGCGGCTCTGCGCCTATCTCGACCAGCAGGTCTCCAAGCTGGTGCTGGGCCAGACCGCGACCACCGACGCCATTGCCGGCGGCCATGCCGTGGGCCGGGTCCACGACGACGTCCGCGAGGACATCCGCGACGCCGACGCCCGCCAGCTCTGCGCCACGCTGGCGCGCGACCTGGTCAAACCGCTGGTCGATCTCAACCTCGGGCCGCGGCGCGCCTATCCCAGGATGCGCCTGGTCGCGCCCGACGACATCCCGCTCGCCCAGCGCATCGCCGGGCTCAAGACCTTCGTGCCGATGGGCCTGAAGGTGCAGATGTCGGAGATCCGCGACATGCTGGGCTTCGCCGATCCGGACGAGGACGCCGAGCTGCTGGTGGCGCCGGCGCCACC